GCTAAATGCAGGCGCTCCCCATGAATCCGTAGCGTTTGCCTCAATTGTTATACTTCCCGAGAAACCAAAACCATTTTGCCAATTGTCGACCATAGCAATGCTGTCTATCGCCTCGATCGAGCCTAAATCAAAAACAATGTTGTCTGAGTTAGAAGTTGATCTCCATACTTTGGTTCTAAATGGGCTATCAATATTACTTACTGGATATTGGGCATTTGCTGTTGATGCCGTTTTAGTTGCTGTTAATGACAAGTTGTTTGCGAAAAATTTAATCATATAGCAAACCCTTGTTGTCTTTGATCTCTTACGGATCTAGCGATTTCTCTTCCGTCGATTTGAACGATTACAGGTCTTGAAGACAATTCACCAATCTGCTCAGCGAGCTTATCTATTTTAGATGTTGAGCCTCCACCTGCGATTGTGTCGAAAAGTTCTTTCTGCTGTGGAGCATTTAGCATCATTTCGCCGGTTCTAACTTCTGCTAACCTATCATCAGGCCCAAAAGTAGCGCCTTGGAATCCACCAATAACACCACCGTTAGCGAATGAAACATTATTAATTTTAGCGACCTGAGATAAACCAAGCGCGACCGTTGATGCAACCAAAGGAAGTGTCGCGGGTGGACCTGGCGGCTGATTAAGTGCCTTAGTGGCAGCGCCGTATGTATTAACTAAAGCAGCACCTGATTGCAGCAATCTATTTGCTGCAGAACCTTGCTTGGTAAGATTGATTCCGGTCTGGATAAAGTTTGATGTTGCAGCAAGACTTAAGGCTTGTAGCTGTTTCTCGTTTTCAGTTCTACGTTTCTTATCCTCTAGAATCGCCTTGTTCTTCTGTTTCTCAATTTCAACTTCTTTCTTTGCACCTATCTGTTCTAATTTTAACTGTTTCTCTCTGGCGTCACGTATTAAATTCGCCTTATCTTCTTCGGCCGCGAAACGAAGCTCTACTTTTCGCTGCTCTATTTCATGTAGCCGCTGAAAATCTTCCTCAGTTGCTTCCATGTCTAAATCTTTTTGTCTTATTTTACCTTCTTCTTCGACTAGTTTTTTTTCTTCTTTTAGTCTGCCGATTTCCTCTTGGACTAACTTCTCCTGAATAACCCTAGGGTCCTCAGCGACATTACCAGCAGCAGCGCCACCCTTGGCCTGCTCTTCGTCCTGTGCCTTCATCTCTAGCCTAACTCTCTCAAGTTCTCCGCGTGTCTTTTCAAGTTGTGCCAGCCTATCTTCTTTGCCGCCTAATATGATTCTTGCTAAAAACCCTTCTTCGGTTCCCGAGTTTATATTATCAATAGCGGATTGGTTTCTTTTTAGATTCTCTGTTACCCTAGCGAGTTTGTCGTCCAGTTTTTCAATTGATTCGCCTGTAGCAATAGAATTAAGAACTTTAATATCTTGACTCACAGCCTTAATAGCGTCACTAAAAATACCAGCGCCAGATATAAGAGCTGGGGAGAATAAATCCCCTAATTGTGCTTTAAGATTGAACAAATCATCATCCAGCGTGGAAATAACACCAGACAGTGTTTTTGACCGCTTTTCCATTCCTCCAAAAAACGTGCCACCCTCATCTGTTAGACTATTGAGGGCCGTTGTAAACTCTTCAAATGGCACTCTACCTTTTGATATCTCATCCCGAATAATCTTAAGGCTTATCCCTGTTTGGTCAGAGAGCTTTTTATATAAATTAACACCCCTATCGGCGAATTTATCAAGTTCAATAAGGGTGAGTTTCTGTGTTGAGATTAAACGACCATACGGGATTGTCAAATCATCAATTGCTGAGCCCGTTCCTGCAGCAATATCCCCAATTTGCCGTAACGTGGGGATTATCTTACTTTGCTCGACACCAAAAGATAAAAGTTGCCTGGTTGCAGTGGCCAGACCTGGTAATTGAAACGGTGTAGAGGCTGCAAATGCTTGCAAGTCTTCTAATTGGCGCTGAGCCGCCGCCGTTGATCCAGTTATTACCTCAAATTGTGTCCTGATTACTCCTAATTCTTTAGATGCGTCAACAATTGCACCTAAACCACCAACAATTCTATTAAAAACAGCGCTGCCAGCTATTGCCGCGAGGTTTCCGGCGAATATAGATAGGGAGCCATCCATCTTTTTAGATGATTTAACGGCCTCATCGCCGAGCTTATCGACTTTCTTTATGACCTTGCCGATTGCCCTTACGGCCTTTCGTTCGTCGGCGGTTAATTCTACCTCAACCTTATCGACCATATTTCCCCATTCGTTTTTTTACAACTTGCTCATGTTCTTTAAATAAATTATGAATCAAATCCATGGCTTCGACAAATTTTGCGGGTTGTTCTGAGTAGCTGCCAGGATAATACATCTGCCCCGCCAAAAATCTGTCATTGAAATTAATAAACTCAACAACGTTGTAGTCGACAAAATTACCAAGGCATTTGTTATAGATTATTTTAGGATAACCAACCATCCCGTATTCTGGCGTATATACAGTGTTTGGATTAACCTTCCCGTCGCATCCAAGTCGAGCCTGGTGCTCTTTTTGCTTGTCTGGTGCCTTGGGATACTTCTTTTTGCATTTACCGCAATTAAACATGTTATTGGTAAGCGCTGTGAACGTGGAAACAACATTAATATAATCGTCGTTACTCATAGAACTTATTTCCAAAATCTTATCTATTACATATTGCATCGGAGCAGGCACAATACCTAGCCGTTTTGATCCTGATGCGGAATCACTTCCAACTTCACGCCCTTTAATGGTGAGCCGTCAGTGATATAGGTCATGCTTAATTCGTTTAATTTAAGTTTCTGAATAGCAAATAGAAAATCTGAGCCCAGGTTCATACTAAATAATTCAGATGCGCAATCATCACTTAATTGACCGTCTACAAATTCAAGCTCATATGGCTTATCATCATAACCAGTCACGCCCTCAAGACCAACCACGGCATGCTTTAAGTATTGAAAAGCCTCTGACATGATTTGCTTCTCTACGGTCCCTGATTCGTTTTTCTTGCTTGCAGATATGGCCTGCATTTCATAAACGCTTAGAGGTTTTAGTTTGAAAACAACATCGCCGACCGCTAGTTTAATGCGGTCTTTCATTGAAAGTATTCTCATAACACCCCTAAGAAAAAGATATAAAAATAGAGTCGTTACTTGTCGACTGATGAGCTCTTACCGCTAAATTATCAGTAACAATCCCCTCATTATCGCCAAACGGAATCTCAGTGATCTTCCCTTGTGGAATCCAAACCGCTACAACCTCGGAAAACTCTCCCGCTGTTGATGATGGATTGGCAGCATAAAAGAATACACTTGTGTCAGTGTTTTGCTCAAACGCTGTCCATTCTGTTATGGCCGTATCATCACTATAAGGATTGGCAGTAAAATTCACCACTTGTTTTGTGATCCTTGAGGCGACCTTTCCATCTGCATTACAGGCATCAGTCAAAAATGACAGGGTATTCTCAATGTTTAAACTTAATTCGTTATATGATTTTTTGCTTCCACCGATCCAAAGACAAGCCTCTAAAGCAACAGGAGGTAAAGCATCGGCCGTAAAATCTGGCGTTGCTGTTCCTCCAGCGTTTGACCTGGCAAGAGCAAGCCCACCAAAAGTAAAACTCATAGTTGGAATCTGACCTGTAGACCAGTTCTCAATCACGCCAGCCTGGGCGCGACACCCGTCCGCTTGCTGCTGTATCTCGTTTCCTACGTTGTGTTCAAATGATAATGACTTTGAGTTCGCAGTATCATGGTAATAAGTCGCTACCGCTTCAACTACAACACCATCACTAGGAGCACCGTTCTCAAGAGCAAAAGGAAAGGTGATTGTGGTAGCACCCACCTCTGAGACAGGTCTAACCTCATAAGCACCAGACTCTTTTACAATAACAGAGTCACCAACCGCAAAAGGTGGCGCTGCTCCAAATTCTAAAACAGTAGATGAGTTACCTGTTGTAGTTGTATCTGTTACGGCCGTTCTAGCACCACCGAGTAATGATTTTAAAGGAAGGTCAAGCATCTGAGGAGCCGCCCCTGCTGTTGCAGACGCTCTTAACTCAAGTGGTACTGATGCGACAATTTCCGCCATACCAACTCGAGCCGCTTCTGTTTCGGTTGTGCTTGAGAGATTATCTCTTTCGAGAAGCTCTCTAGTTTTGTTTACCTCAAGGCCATCGGATAAGACCTCGAGATAATCCGTTCCGGCCACTGGTGGCACATAAGTTCCCTCGGTTACTTCTTCCATAACCCCGAGCGTTGATTCATTCTTAATTACACCAATTGCCATTCTATACCCCTATGTTTGTTCTCTATATTTAATAATAAAATTCATTCTTACTGATAAAACACCATCCGCAAGAATTATTGGTTCCTCAATTGAAAATCCACTGACTACTAATATAATGCTACCTAATCCGGCCTTAGATTGAAATAAATCTTTATAAACTAGCTCAAGATCACCATAAATATTCCCCAAAAGTGTTCTTTCTGCTGTGTCATTATTTCTGTTTGCGTACTCTCCGGTTATGACCACAAAGAAAGTTTGATCAATTGTCGCAGATTTATTTGTTCCAGATACTGTTTCACCAGCACCAACTCCAGTACCATACCCTTTTGCCTGAGTTCTTTTGTCGTTCTTTTCAAGCTCATAACTGTATTTGAGGCGATTATATGCTGAAGGCAAGACTGCTTTTACTCGCACATCGACTGCATCTAAAATGCTTGATACTGTGCTCATCTTCTAACCAACCTGAAAGTATTAGGAGCAAGGCGCTCATCCAGGTCTTGTGTGCCATCGTTATCGGTGTCGATATCAAGATAGAATGTGTTCATTGCGATTTTATATAAGCTCTTATATTCTTTAGCTTTTACCGACCACTTGTCATCAACATCATCACTTACGACGATAAAAATCTTATATAGGGCCAGATAAGTAGCTGCCATTTTCACTTGAGAAGTATCTAAAAGATCAAAAGCAGTAATGTCTTTATTTAATCCTGTATTAATGTCCTGTTTGAAATTACCGCTATTTCTCAACTCCTGGATCATATGATCCCTTGAGGCAACATGCGTTAAAATAAAAGAGCTCTCATCTTTAGGCAAAAAGCTATCAATCTCGAAATACTCTCTTTTTAAATCCGCATCATCTGCAAAAACAATATTAATGCCTTTAATTAGCGTCGCACTATGTGTAACTGATGGTCTAAACCTAACCCATCTTGCTGTTGTGCCATTTACCGCAACATCAGCATCATCCGTTTGGTTTCGATCCCATCTTAAAAAGCCCGAGCGAGTAAATGATTTTGTCTCATCGAAAAAGCCGACCAATGCTGTCCACGTCGTCCCATTATAAAATTCAGCGGTGAATGATCCTGCGTTCGCATTCGCATTACCTACTTCAACATAAAACGTATTAATTGCTTTCTCGAAGCCTACATATAGATAGTCCTCAGAGGCGTTGAGCGCTATCGTAATACTGTCACGGTCGAAGTCTATAGCATCAGTCGAGTAGTCTGTGAATGTGCTGTTATCGTCATGCAGGACCGTTAATTTGTTTTTAACTCTTAACATTTATATATCCTCTTTCCAGATAATCGCAGCGGTTACGTCTGATGCGGCACCACTAACGACCCTGGCGAATACAGTTATTACTTCATCTAAATAAACATCGATATTATGGCCTGATAAATCTACTTTTGTGGCACCATTAGCACCTATCTGCCCCTCATAAACTTCCTCACCATCAACATAAGGATGAGCGCCAATATCATAAGCGATAATTGATTCATCGCTATGAGAAGAAAAATCAGTTTCGCCTAATGTCGCATTTTTAGTTAATCTAAATCGCGTCTCTTTAGATGAGTCGCTAGATATCTCTAGCCCGATAGGAACAGCCCTACCAAGTGTCGCCTTGCTATTAAAAGAACTCTTAATCCTTAAAGATATAACGCCGACGAATGATGTCCCTACTGCAGGGTTTGAGTTTCCATGAGAAATAGACTCCCCTAAAACTCTGGATTGGCCATCAATAAATGTGCCTGCTGACGCGCCCTGTACTGTTATGTCTGTCGTACTACCAAGTGAAGCCGCCACCCAGCCCACTTTTAATGCCCTATTTGAAAGATTGGGCTTTAAGAGCGTGTTACTATTTTGAATCGTGTGCACTAACTCAAATTCACTTTCGTTCGGATTAAATATAAAAAAACAAAACTGCCCAAACCCAAGGTAGGCAATTTTCTGCATATAAATGTTTCCCTTACTGGGATCCAACCATGGAACAGGAGTGCCGTTCCAGTCGTCTTGTGCTATTGTTGTTTGTTCCTTGTCAGCACCTGTCGAGATTGTGGCAAATGTTCCAGCAAAAGTTGTTCCAGATATAGAATAAGTCCCTGCTGCTGCTCCGACGTTTTTATTCTGAAATATAACAGTACTATCTCTTTGCTCTGCATTCCACACTGATTGATTGGCATTCATCCATGCTTCTATCTCATATAAGTTATGCTCTACCGTTCCAGCAGTGATAGGAATCACATACGCAACGCTATTAAGGGTTACAGTTAAATTACCCGAGCCTGATACTGTCGCGGTAAAGGTTCTTGCTTCCTGGACACCGTATCTGTCGTAAATAATGCCAAATTCTGTGCCTCTATATCCGAAAAATATACTATCTTGAACATTGAACAAACCAGCACCCTGTAAACTTAGTGCGGGAGCCTGTGAATCAAATATTGCCGTAAATCTCGCGGTTACACCTTGACCTTCTCTATAAATAGTAGGTCTTCGTGTTCTTATGACACCATAACCGCCAACACTTGTGCCGGTTTTACATGTGAACATATTATCCACTTCGGTGACAGAACCACCCGTGGCAGTGAATGTTTCGATTGGTTTTTCTAATATCCCGTATTGCGCTGAAATCTTCGTAACAGGTTCTTGGGCCAGTGAAATATTATCGCCAAATGAACTTTTATTCTGAGCGCCATGCGTGTCGAGATAATAAGCAGTAGGACCGGCCTTGCGAGCCGCCTTTCTTAATACCTCATTCCCATTGTCGCTTACTGGCATTAAAGCCCCGTTAGTTGTTTGAGCATTTCATTTGTAATCTGTGATTGCTCATCTGAAAGAGTGAAAACAAGTTTTACCCTACTCTTACTCTCTAAAATCTGCTTAAACTCAATCTTGAAAGGGAGGAGGCCTACCGCCATAGTCAACTCTTCTAAGTTTTTAGCTTCTAAGAATCGCAAGACGGTAGACTTACTCATTACTGAATTATTCCGTATTCTGCCCAACCAAACAATTTACCGCCAGTTTGTGTAGCGGTTGAAATGTTCGCGGCAATCTCACATGTCGCAGCAATGT